GGTCAGGCGTGGGGGTCGGGGATGATTTGTTGGGTGCCGGAGAGCAGGTCTTTGTCCACGACGCCCGCGGTGGTCTCGATGGCCCAGGTGTAGAAGCCGGGGTCGAGCGCGAGGGCGCGAGGCTCGACGGTGAAGCTCCAGCCGTAGGCCGTGGCGGTGGCGATGGTGATCTGCCCGGCCACCGCGCTGTCGAGCGTGAGCGCGACCGCTCCGGCCGCCCGCCAACTCATGCGGACGCGGGTGAGCGCGGCGGCGTAGGCGGTGTCGTCGGAGCTGTCGATGGTGAAGGTCAGGCCGCCCCAGGTTTCGCCCGCGGCGACCGGATCGAGCTTGATGTTTTTGAGTGGGCAGGCCATGGGAGTTATTGTGGGTGCTGGCGTCAAATGCCCGCGAGCAGCGAGCGGCGGATGATGACGGCGAGGCTGTCAGAGCGGAAGGTGGCGAGGGTGGCACCGGATCCAGTGGTGAACTCCAGCTCGCAGAGACCGGCCGGGGGTTCTTCTCTGCCTGGCGTGTTGTCCGCGTTGATTTGCTCGACGGCGTCTTCGTCGTAGTAGTCCTGCTGGATGGCGTCGAACTCCAGGCTGTCGGAGGTGACGCGCATTTTGAAATAGGCACTCGCCCCGCTGCCGACCTTGGTGAAGGTGCTGCCGAGCATCAGCAGCGGGCCGCCGATCTTGGTGCCGATGCCGAAGCGCATCGTGGCGGGGGAGGGATCGACCACGCTTGTGCCCTTGGTGAAGCGGACGTTAAGGTTGAGGATTTGGTCGGGTTTGACGACGAGCTGTTTGAGGGTGGCGTTGATGACCTGCGCGTCGGCGGAGATGACGGTTTCTGGTTTCGGTAGATCCAGAGAGAGCGCCATGGATTGCAGGTCGCAGAAAAGATCAATCGACCCGTCCAGTGTGAAGCTCGGCGGCAGCACCACCGCCGCCTCCTCGTAGTTTTCGCTGACGATTAGCGGGATTTCCTTCGTCTCTGTCAGGTAAGGCGAGTTGTAGGTCTCCTGGTAGCGAGCCGTGACTGTGATTGTCGTTGTGCCGACCGCCGTCGCGCGCCCTTGGATTTGGTTGTTCACCATGTTGAATCCCGCAGGCAGCCCCGTCGCCGTCCAATAGACCGAGCCGTAAGAAACGGCGTTGAGCTGGAAATACCCCAACACCCCGCGAATCGCGTTGATCTCCTGCGTGAGGATCACCGACATCAGGTCCGGAGTTGCCGTCGTCGGCACGGCGGCCACGGTGATGGGCACGCTGATATAGCCGACAGATTTAACGGTGTTGGTGCCAATGCTGCTGGAGGTGTTGTAGCTGTAGTCGCTCAGCTCGATTTTGATGAGGACATTCGTCGTCCCAAGTGTTGTCGGGGTGCCGGTCAGAATGCCGTCCCAGTTTTCCCCGTAAGCGCTATTCACCGTCAACCCTACCGGAGCAGTGCCGCTGAATCTGACAATGTTATAAGACAGTCTAAAATCCCCGTTAGTCGCGGTTGTTCTATTGATAGATTCCCCCAAATAGCGCGGGTTGATGATAGAGAAAAGATTAATCTTGTATCCCTGCCCCTGGTAGAGGGTGATGCCTTCAGCGGAATTTGCTAACAGGGAGGCGGTGAGGACGGGATTGGCGCTCATTTATTTCGGGGAGATGGTTGCGATGGCTTCCTCCATTTTCACGGCGACGATGCCGCGCGGAGCGCTGCGGTTTTCCGTGTCGAAGTTGAGCAGGCGGGCGCGCAGGGCGAAGGCGCTGGCGGCGGGCGGGGTGACGGTCTGGGTGCGGCCGTAGATGCTCGCGGTGGCGGTGATCGCCCCGAGGGTGTCGCGGGCGACATCGACGCGCAGCGGGTGCGGGACGATGGCGGAGCTCAGCAGCAGGCGCTCGGAGATGACCGGTGCGGCCCAAGTGATGCCGGCGAGGTTCGCGGCGTAGCTGCTGCCGCTGTCTTCCGTCAGGGTGCCGAAGGCGACCTCCAGCGTGTATTGGGCGCGGGTGTTGCCGAGAAGTTGGAGGATGGGCTTGGCGTCGAGCGAGAAGCCGCGCTTGGCCGGGAACATCGCGGCGGAGACCCACAGCATGAAGAGGTCATGTTCATACTCGACCGGGAAGTAGCTGTTACCGGATTTGCGGACCTCGTAGTAAACCTCGCCGTTGCTGGCGAGGTAGCCGTTCGCGGCGACCGGCCATTCGCGGCGGTTGCGCGAGGCGGGGATGGTCCAGGCGGCGGTGGTTTGCCGCACCCCGCCTGCGTCGGTGGCGACAGTAGTATAGGGCGGCGCGGTGGCCGCCACGGTGGCGTCATGGATGGCACCGAGCAGGGCGGGGCGGGAGTTTGCGTTGGGCGCGGCGGGCACCGTGATGGCGACTTCCGGCAGGATGATTTCAAAGTCCTCGCCGACCACGTTCGAGCCAGCGCCGCCCGGCATGGCTACGATGCTTTCGAGGGTCTCGACGCGCGCGCCGAGGTCGTCGAGAATGAGCAGCAGTCCTTCAACCTGCGCGATGGTGTGGGTGTGCGCCTGGAATGCGGAGACCGGGCCCGCGGTGCTGACGACGACGACGTATTGGTTGAGCGTCGGCGCGGTGGTGAAGGTGATCGAGAGGCTGTTCGTGTTGTTGAACCTGACGCTTGACGGGATGATTTGGTTGCCCAGTCCGCTATTCAAGCGGACGGTGACGTGCAGGTCGCGGGTGCCGAGGTTGTGGGTCAGGGTGTAGGTGGTGGCGGTGCCGTTGCCGACTGGCGTGACGTAGTTCTGCGCGCCAGTGATGATCTGGGAGGCGGTGAAGGGGATGTAGCTTTCGCCGTGAGGCGGGCGCAGCCAGTCGATGTTGGCGGCGGTTTCCAGCCCTTCCCAGTTCATCTCGCGGACCAGGGTGACGGTCGCGCGGTAGGGGGTGAGGATGTGGGAGACGAGCGGGTCGTTTTCGTCCGCGACGGTGATTTCGATCTCCATCACCGGCTTGATTTCGTCCGCGAGGCGGAGGGCGGCGGCGATCTCGGCGGTGTTGAGGTCGAGGGTGAAGGTGGGATCTCCGGCGGGCGCGGAGAAGACGACGATTTCTAGCAACGCTTGCGGGATGCCGGCCATGCTGCCGCCGAAGGTGATGTGGGCGATGTTGGTCGCCGGGTTGGTGACGGTGAAGGTGCCGTCCTCGTCGGCGAGCGCGGCGAGCGCGATCTGGATTTCCTCGGGCCCGTCGTCGATGGAGAGCTCGGCGGTTTTCTTGAAGCCGCGGCGGATCTGGTAGGTGCCGCGGAAGGTGGGCAGCAGTTTGAGCGCTTGGATTTCCGGCCAGATGACGGTGGCGTCGGAGCCACCGGCTTGCACCAGCGAGATTTCCGGCGCGGGCGGCACGATCAACTCGAAGGACGAGGTGGCGGCCAGCGGTGCCTGGATCAGACGCACCTCGTAATGGTTGAGGCCGCCGGAGACAGTCGCGCGGATCCGCACGAAACTTTCCGGGACGAGCTCGGCCACCAGCCCCGACGCCGATGCGCCTGATAGGTCGATGGTCGCACCCGTGGCGCTGGAAATAATCCAGCTGCCGTCAGTCTTGACGACGACGCAGCCCGTCAGGCCGATGGCCGAGAGCGCGCTTTGCACGGTGGCGGCGGTGGCGTCGTGACTGATGGGCACGGTTTGGTTGGTGCCTTGGACGTAGGGATCGGCACCGATGCGCAGGATGAAAGAGCCAGCAGTGGGCCGGGCGTCCACAAAGCCGATCGACGCGCGCAGGCTGGTGACGGTTTTGACCACCTCGGTGGCGGAGCCCTCCACCGACTCCGCAAAGCGCAGGCCGATGCGCGCGCTGTCGCCTTGCATGAAGGCGGGGAACGAGACGGCGGAGCCGCCGAGCGTGTTAGTCAGCTTGCGGTTGGTCAGGTCGGCGAAGAGGAGCGATTGCATGGAAGATTTGGTGATGTCTGCGCGTCAAATCAGAGTTCAAAAAAGGCCGGGTCAAATGGCTGCATGACGTAGGGAAACGGCGGCTCCAGCTCGGCCGCAGACTTGGCTTCCTCCAGTTCCTTGCCGAGCCGCTTGGCAATGGCTCGGGATTTTTTATCGAGGCCGAAGCCGTCCTTTTCGGTCTCGCTCATAATGACCAGAACCTCCCTGTCAGGTTGGGTCTTTGGAGCAGGGCGGTGGCGATGCTCATGTTGTCGTTGAGCGTCGAGAGCTGGGATGCGAAAATAGAATCTGCCAGTCCGGCGACCAGATTGGTGACGAGGCGCAGTGGCTCGAACTCGACGGGGTCTGGCAGCACGGCCGGCGCGTGGGCGAGGTTCCAAAACACCTCGTGCTTCACGAAGTGCCGCCAGGTGCCGTCCGGCGGGGTTGAGATCGGCGTGTCCTTGGGAGACAGCAGATAGATGGTGGCGATTTTCAGGCTGTCGGTTTCCGCGTCGGTGATGTCCTGGGTGAAGCTGCCGATTTCGACCTCGATTTTTGGGATGTATTTGGCGTCGGGGCGCAGCGTCGGGCGCTCCTTGGCCGGCGTGGCGCGGCCGTAGGTCAGGAAATAGAGGGCGTTGTAGCTGTCGATGAATCCGTTGCCGCGCAGGATGTCGAGCTTGGCGCTGAGCCGGTCCACCTCCAGGATGACGTCCACGGCGCGCAGCACTGGCGGGCTTTCCTTGGGCGTGGGTTCGCTGGGGTCCACCAGTTGGATGCCGCTGTTGAGTTGGCCGGTGAAGACGACGGATTCCTGATTCACTCCGAACTGGTAGAAAAACTCCGGCACGCCCTCGAACTTGTAGGAGACTGCGCCGTCGTCGGTCTGGATGACTTCCTCGGGAGATGCGCCTTTGCCGATGATGCGGTTGCCGCCGAAGGGGATGAGCGGGTTTTCTGTGAGATAAGCGGTGACAGGTTGTTTTTCAGTCGGCCGCTTGTCGGTCTCCTCCTCGATGCGGTCGAGCGTGCGGGCGTCGGCGAGCCGGCCGAGGGTGCCGACCTCCGCGTCGATGCCGTTGACGAATCCCGGCTTGATGCGGAACACCCACTCGCCGTGGGTTTTTGCGTTTTCGGCGGCGGGGTCTTTCGGTTTCCACTCCGGCGTGACCAGCCAGGGGTGGGTCCACTTTTGCCCGGTGCGCACGCAGCGGATCGGCAGGCGCTGGGCGAGCGTGTCGAGCAGCTCGTTCCACTTCCCCGGATCGAGGGCGCGGACCTTGGCTTTCGTCGGAATCATGTCGGGAAGAAAATAAAGCGGCCGATTGGTTTGGCGTCGGGGTTGGTTTTGAGTTCCTCCGGCGTGGGGTTTTTCTCCTGGAAGGTGAAGCGCAGGTTGTGGTGCACCACCTGGAAGGTCTGCTCGATGGACTTGCGGTCCTTGGTGAGGTGGATCACCGCCAGCGGATAGTAGCCGAAGCCGTCCACCGGGCCCTTGGCGCTGTCGGTCTGGACGATTTCCGGCGGCACGGGCTTTTCCTTCTTATCCTTGGGCGGTGCCTTTTGCTTGATCGAGATGTAGATGCGGCCTTGCTTGTCGGATTTGGCCAGATCGAGTTTCATGGCGGGCGGGGATTTCTCCGTCTCGCGCGCGCCGTCCTTGTCGCGGTTGTCGATGCGGCGCTTCCCGCCCTTGTCCTCCTTCATTTCCGGCACCTCGTCGTTGATGATGCCGCTGGAGACGCGCACGGTTTCCCCGGAGGCGATGACGCGGAACGGATGGCGGAAGGTCGCGGTGTCCCGCACGCGGACGATGGTGCCGTGCTTGCTCAAGCGGATTTCGATCCGGTCGTCCGGGATGATTTTCAAGGTCTCCACCCACTTCACCAGCCGCGCCCAGCCGGCGGCGATGGGCTCGCCCTTGCGCACCTTGAGTTCTGCGACGTTCATGTTATTTTTTGGATTCTTTGTAGATTTCCTCGATCCAACCGCCCTCCGGCGAGAGCAGCCATTCGTTCTCGATCCGCCAGACGTTGCCGTTCTGTGAGATTTTCGGCGGCATCGCCAGCCAGTTGCGGTCACCGAACTCCACTTGCTCGATCTGATCGGGCGCGTCGGGGATTTTTTTGTAGGTTTTGCCGATGTCGTTGACGGCGTTCTTGGGAATCTTCTTTGCCGACCACGAGCGGGTGACGCGCGCGGTCATCACCGCGTAGGTCTTGGTGCCGAACAGCGGATTCGGGTCGCCGGCACTGCGCTTTTTCCTGCCGAGTCCGCTACGCGCTTTGGTGTTGCTTGGCATAAATTCGTCGAACTTAAGCTCGTTGTCCTCGGTGTAGCCGCCGTAAGCGGTCTTGATCTCCTCGATGTCTGGATGGGATTGCAACGGCTCCTCGGAGAAATCGAAGTCCATGCTCCACTGCTCGGTCTTTTCCGGCTCCTCCGCATCCTCATCGCCTTGCAAATGGCCCTTGTAAACCACGGTCACCACCCAGCCATCCTCGCCCGCATTCCATGCCTGCCATGAGCGCGTGGATTCCACCAAGCCGTTGTCGACATCCTTGCCCACGGTGGTCACCTCGGCGAAGGACTCAACGTAATATGGCACCGTGAAGGTGGTGATCTTGTTCTCGTCGCGGGAGCCAGCGGCGCCCTCCAGTTTGATTTCCGTGCTCATAAATTAGAATGTCGGGACGATCTCCAACTTGACCGGCGGCGGCCCTTTTTGGAGTCCTTTGCGGATGTCGCTGAGCAGTTTGGTCTGCCGCTTGTTTTCCTCAAGCAGGCCGGAGTTCGCGCTGCGCCCGAAGAGCACATTCATCGACTGGGCGAAAGCACCGAGGCTGCCGGCGTTGGATTGCATCCCGTCCTGGCGGTTCTTGTCCGCGCGGTCGGCGGCGGCGCGGGCGTCCACTATTTTGCCGGATTGCTCGCGGGCGGTGGCTGCATCCCAGCCCGCGCCGGTGAGCTTGGCCATTTCCGCGCGGATCGCTTTTTCGCGTTCCAGTTTGGCGAGCTGCTCGTCGTCGCCGGTCAGGCGCGCCTGGAGCATCGCCGCCTCGAGTTTGTATTCGTCCGCGGCGATGGCCTTGGTCTTGGCTTCCGCCTCCGCTTTCTTGGCGGCGGCCTCAGCGGCCTTCTCTTCCGCCTCGCGCTTCTTGTCGGCGGCTTTGGCGATGGCCTCTTGTTTCTCGGCCTCAAGTCCGGCCCAGTAAGCTGCGTTCGCGCGCTCCATGGCGGCCTGGGCGTCCTCCTTGGCGCTGCGCTTGTAGCCGGGGTCGTCCTTGGCCCATTGCGCGGCCTGTTCGCGGGCGCGGGCACGGTCGCTGAGGTCGAGCCCGGACCCGCTGAAAATATTCACCCCGCTATTGAATGCCTCCATCGCTTCAGCCGCCCATTCGAGCTCGGGCGCGACTTGATTGGCGATGGTCACGCCGAACGATTTGAATGCGTTCTGCAACAGCGCCACCGAGTCTCCGATTTGGTCGAAGCGCTCGGCGGACTCCGCCAGCTTGTCGCCGTAGGTGCCCACCTGGTCGCGGGCAGATTGCCAGGCGGATCCGTCCGTCATCACGGCGAGCAGCTCGCCGCCCGACTTGCCGAAGATTTCCATGGCCGCGGCCGCCCGTTGGGCAGGGCTTTCGATCCCGGCGATTTTCTCGCCAATGGCGCGGAACGCCCCGACTGCGTCCATCTTTTGGAGGTCGTGGATGTTGAGCCCGATCTTGTTGAAGGCGTTGGCGGTTTGCTCTCCGTCCTCGTTCACTCCGGCGAGGGCCTTCTGCATTTTGTTGAGCGAGACAGGAACCTTGCTCGCCTCGACGCCAGCATTGGCAAACATCTGTTGCAGGATCACCAGATCCCGACCCCCGGCTCCGGTGCGGGCCATCATGTCGGAAAGTTCTCCACCGGCATCAATGGCGGTTTTCATCGCCAGCCCGATCCCGGCAAACGCGGCACCCGCGCTGAGGCCGACGCCACCTAACGAAAGCGCCTTGCCGACTCCGGCAAACGAACTCTTTACGCTGGCAGCCGCGGTGCGCGCTTTGCTTTTGAGCTCGTCGAGCTTGGCGAAGTTCCCGCCCAGGGTAATGCTGATTCCGGCCATTTGTGTTGTGCTACTGTCAACGGTTCATGCGGGACTGAGCGGCTTTGGCGCGGCGTTCCAGCACCGCTTCCATCGCCTTGCGCAGCCCGGCTTCACGCCGCCGCAGGGCGTCCGCCACCCGGCGCTGCATGTTGCCGGGGAACCAGGTTTGAGAGTTGAAGATGCGGATCGAGATCGACGGCCCGCTGTCTCTCACCTCCGCGCCGCCGGGTTTCTTGCCGTGGCGGCGGATCCACTGCGGGACGTTGCGGCTGGCGGTCTTGAGCGCGGTGGCCGCGCCGATCCAGCCGGCGTTGAGCAGGCCGACCTTGGCCATCTCCTGCTTGATGTATTCCTTGAGCAGGGCGGGCCGGGTGATGGCGGTGAAGCGTCCGCCCATGGCGCGCGTGCGGCCAGACTTGGGGTTGCGCGCCTCCGCGTGGACCAGCTTCATGTCCGCCATCGAATTCGCCTTGCGGTAAGTCAGCAGCTTGGTGCCGTTTGGACCTTCCCACTCGTGGCGGGCGGCGATCAAGCGGTCGATGGCCGCGGGGGCGAGGCGGGTGGTCGGGAAAATCTTGGCGATGTCCGAGGCCAGGCTGGCCTCGCCGGATTTCTTGGCCGCCAGCGAAATCCCGCCCTTGTCGGAAATGGCCGCAGCGTGGCCCGGCGGCGTGATGGCGATGACGTGGGCGACCAGCATCCCGGCCTGCTCCTTGGTCACCTGCCCGAGATCCTTGCGGGTCAGCTTGGCGAACTCCGCGATGGACGCTTCGAGGCTGGTGGTGTCGAGGTCGATGTCGATCATGCCAGCAGGGGGTGGGTCAATCCTCGTCCTCTCCCAGCCCCGCCACAAAGTCCGTCAGCGAGGAGGGGATGAGTTCGGCGAGGGTCTGTTCGGTGGTCGGCTCCAGCGTCCACAAGTTGGCATTCTGGAGCGCGCAGTGATAGTATTGGAGGGCACGCGCCATGGGCAGCGTCCACAGGATGAAATGCTCCTCCCAGCCGGTGTCGCGGGCGAGGGTGTAAACCATGCTCGCCAACCAGCCGGGGTTCAGGACTTTCCCGGCGCATCCTCCTTGTCGCTCGGCGAGTGCTTGCTCTCGACGCGGACGGTAGAGGCTCCGATCAACGCCTCGATGCGCTCGATCTCCGCTTGGATTTCTTCCAGCGCGCCGATGGGCAGACCCATGGCAAAATCAAAAATCTTCTCGGACCAGGTGCTGTTTTTCACCGACTCCCAGACCTCGGCTTCCGGCGTCGATTGCATCCAGGCGATGGCGCATTTCTGGCGGATTCGCTCCGCGTCGTCCAGCTCGGCTTCCTTGTTGGTCACGGCGGAGATCCCGAGCAGATAGGCCATCTGCATCGAGCCGATGGTGAACGGCCGCAGCCGGATGTGGTCGCCGCATTTCTCGGCGATGGGTTCCAGCATCCCGATGGCCAGCAAGTCCTCGCGGTCCATGGTTAGAACGATGCCAGGATTTCCTCGCGGGTGGCGGTGCTGGCGGCGTCTGAGCCGCTCGGCACGATGGCGATGCGCTTGCCCTTGCGGATCAGCAGCATCGGCTTGAGGGTCTTGATCTTGTCCACCAGGCGGCGGTGGTGCTCGGACGCCGCGCGCATGTAGGAAATCGGGTGGTTCGGGTTTGCCTCGCACCAGTCCTGCGAGTCGTAGCGCTTGCGGAAATCATCAAAGGTGATGGTTTCTGCCGCCGCGATGGGCTCGAAGATGATCTTCTCCGCACCGTCCATCAGCCAGGTGCAGGTCCGGCGGGGGCCGGTCGGCAGGTTCTCGACGGTGTCGGAGAACGCGTTCTGGGTGGCGAAAATCCCGCCGCTGGCGATGGCGGCGGCGACGAGCTGCGTGTTGCGGCTCTGGGTGGGCGCGGTGTCCGTGTCCCGGACGACGGTGATGATGGTGCCTTCTTTCATGGGGTGATCTTGGGTTGGCGGGTAACGGTCCCGCCTCGGTTAGGCGGTGGCTGCCGGATAGTTCACGCCGGTGACCTCAAAGCTGTTGAAGTCTTCGTTGGTCTCGGAGTTCTTAATACTCTTGATGATGGTCACTCCGCCTCCGATCTGGTCGGGCAGGTAGCTGCCGCCTGCGCTGCCGAGTTCGGAATCCGCCACCGAGCCTCGGCCCTTGACGCTGAACTCGAAGCTCGGATCGAACTTGGCGCCTGAGTCGAACCCGCCGAGGCTGGTCTTGACGATCTTGTGCTCGATGGTCTTGGTGACGTCCACGCTTTCGACAAGCGCCGCGGTGACGCACTCGACGCCGATTTCGTTGAATGTTGCTGCCATGGTGGTGAAAAGTTAGGCCAGGTCGTCGTAAATGGTCGCCTGGATCTCGAAGCTCGGGAAGTCGTCGTTACTCTCGGTGACCTTCGCCGAGGTGATGAAGGAGGTGCCCTTGGTGATGGCGCCTGCGATGACGCCGGCGAAAGTAACAGTGCCCTTGCCCGAGAGGGTGATGGACTTGGTGACGAGCTTCTTCGCCTTGGCCACCACGGTGACGCCGAGCGAGTTGCGGAGCGTGGCGATTTCCACCGCCGCGTCCTTGCTGGATTCCTGCGCGTGGCCCGCGGCTGGCGCGAGACCGTGCAAACTTAAAACTCCGAAAACTGCTGCCATGATACGTTGGAGATTGTTGTCAAATTACCTTTAAGCCGAAGACGCCCTCGATGGAGGTGAGCCAGCGGCTGTCGTCGCTCACCTGGGTGAGGTTGCTCTTGGTCCGCCACCCACCGACGAGGAAAACGTCGGAGCTCGGCAGGGTCCCTTCGACCAGCTCCTTGACGGCGGCGGCCATCGCGGCGTGGGCCTCTCGATCCTGCGCCGGCGAGCTGACGACGAGCTTCACGCTCGCCTTGTGCAGCGTGGCGATCACGCACTCCACCGAGTCGGCGACGATGAGGATCGCGGAGTTGTCCGGCTGGCGGATCTCCGAGCAGGTGCCCGGATAGATGTCGGGCGCGCCGGCGATGTCCGCGTCGGATAGGAGCTCGAGGAAGTAGTCTTCGATGGCTTGGTTCATGGCGGGAGTTCTAGCGGCGGGTGGCGCGGTATTTCACCACGGCCGCGCCGGGGTCCTGGGTGATTTCTGAAATCTTGTAGCGCTGCCCGCCGATGAGCACCGGGTCGTTATGCGTCGGCTTGGGCGTGGCGAGCAGTGCCTCCGGCACCCGCACGATGAGCGCACCGGTCACCGCGTAGCCGCCCTCCTCGAGCGCGGAATCCATGGCGTCCTTGGAGACCAGAGCGCTGACGGTCTGGCCTTTGATCGTGACTGTGTCTCCGAAGGCTTCCAGCATTTCGGAGAACGCGTCGGTGATGCCGGACTGGGCGAGACTCATGATGTCTCACCCCATGTCAACAATCTGATTCGCGGCTTGCCATGTTGCATCAAATACTTAACTTGCCGGCATGCGCTTCGGATGGGAAAACGGTCAGCGGGTGCCAGTGAATGTTCGCGGGGAAAATGACGCAGGACCGCGGCCGGAGAGAGGCGCGCTGGTAGTCGCCCGGCGGCTCGTCGGTGTCATCCTAGCAGATCCCCACCCGGCGCTGGGCGTCGAGTGCTTAGCGCTGGTCACCGGCATCGGGTATGAGGGGTCGAGCATGGCGGAGATCGCCCGCCGCCACGGCTGCACCCGCGCCGCGGTTTCCAACCGCTGCGGCGACTTATGCGACGCTTTCGGCGTGCCGCGCACGCGGGCGATGCGGCCCGACAAGAACCGCGACCGCTGCCGCCAGGCGCGCTTGGACTCACTCGCGAAGCAATGATTTCAGCCGTGGATTTTGACGTGATCCCGGCGGGCATGGAGATCACCACCACCCAACCGTTGCCGCCATTCATTCAAGCCACGCCCACCGGCCTGATCCTTGCCAAGGACCTCACTTTCGAGGAGTGGTCCGCCATCGGCAGCAACTTCGGTACCTCCCTCCAAACCGCCGCCTGGTGCATTGGCGACTGGATGGTCTATGGTGACGGATTCGAGCAGGGGAACAAACGGGTCTCTGCGGAGGTTTTCCAGCAGGCGCTCGCCTCGACCAAGCTGGACCGACAGACTCTCTCCCAATATGGCAGCGTCTGCCGGAAAATCCCGATGGCGGAGCGAAGAAATAATCTCTCCTTCGCCCATCACCGTTTGCTCGCGCCGCTGCCATCGCCTCAAAGGTTGGAATGGATGGCGCTCTTAGATTCTGAATCTAAGAAGACGCCGACAGTGAAGCGACTGGCGATTTCCCTCCGCATGGGCGAGAAGGTGCCGCGCATCGTTTCGGGTGAAGAAATCACCTCGCGCGGCGAGCAGGCCGGCCACGACAATTATGTGCCGCACCTCACGCGGCTGCTGACGGTGCTGCGCAAAACGCTGCCGGGAATGAACGAAGAGCAGCTCGATGCGCTCCGCGAGGACAGCGAGCAACTGCTCGACATCCTCAACGCGCTCTAGTCTTCCGCGCGGGCTTGGGGTCGCGGTGCTCGATTTGCGGCGCGCGGTGCTCGATGACGACGGCGCGGCCGGCGGCGATAAGGTCTGCCGCGTCTTGCGCTGAGACTTCATGGAGAACGGTCCCGGCCTCGACGTGCCTGCCGTATAACAGGCAGTGGGTGGTGATGAGTAATTGGTTCATGAGGATCTGGATGGTTTCAGGTCACAAAAAAGCCGGGCAGGGGGAAACATGAAAAACCCCTGCCCGGCCGGATACACACTACACAACCAACCGATTACACGGTCAGAAGATCTTTGATCGCGGCGAACGATGCTGCCCGGCGCACGTTGGCGTCGTAGTAGCAGTCAGCCGTGATGCGGACGAGACCCTCGGTGTCCTTGATGTAAGGGTTGACCTGGATGTCGATGCCACCCCACTGGGCGATGACCAAGTCGGCGAAGTTGCCGTAGATCAGCGCGGAGCAGGCAGCGCCGGAAGTGCCCTTTACCAAGTTGCTAGGAACTTGGTTGGTGACTCCAGCCTGATAGCCCATGAAGCGGTCGTCCATGTCTTCCTTCCAGAGGAAGAGACCGGATCCTGCGTCGATGGCGGTTTCCTGAGCCTTGCCGCGGACGGAAGGGTTGGTCAGGAAGCCGAGCGATCCCATGTCTGCATCAGCGACTGCGACTGCGGTCTTGAGCTTGATGGCGTTGGCGCGGGTGAGGGCGAGACCGTTGGTGCCGCCTGCGACGCTGCCGATGCCGGCAGTGTTGAGGATACCGGTCGGCTCGTTGGTGCCGCCACCGTTGATGGCTCCCGACTCCATGAGCAGGGCGAGCATCGTGGCAAGGTCATTGCGCAGGATCGGCTCCCATGCGAGGGCCGACTGGGCGGTGAGCTGCTTGGAATACTCGACGAATCCGCCAGCCCGTTTCGGGGTGAAGCGAATCACTCCGGTGGTCGGGCTGTTCTCGCCGGAGGCTGCGTTCTCCGCGAGCTTGGCCGGAGCGGTGCCGGTCAGGAGCTTGGGGAGTTCGAAGTTGCCGGTGAGTCCCGTGAGGAACTGGGCACCGAGACCGCGCAGGACCATCTTCTTGTAGAGGAGGTCGATGAACGGGCCGAAGGTGGTGGCAATCGTGTTGCCTCCATCTGCGGCGACGCCGGCGGTCAGGTCGCGCTTGCCGAAGCCGAGGGCCACGGTCGGGATGCTGAACTCGCCGCGAAGGGCGATGCCTGCACCGAGCGCCTCGCGGCGGCCTTCCTGGTGGAGCTCAGCTTCGATGCCGCTGAGGTTCTGGCGGGAAGCCAGCGCCTGGATGCCACGGGCCATCGAGAACTGTTGGAGATCGCGTTGCTCGCTCTTGCTTGGGCCTTGGACGGCTGGCGGCGCATAGGGAGTGTTGCGGGCGACAAGCGCCGAGGTGAAGCGCTCCTGGAGCAGGGCGGCGGAGGTGCCGTCTGCAATGGCGCGCTCGACTCCGAGCTCGATGTTGACCGCGGCGGCGCGAGTGCCAAGAAGGCGGATCGCGTCGATGCGGGAGGTTTCCACGGAAACATCGTCAGCCACGCGCAGGGCGGGGGCTGGGGTGATTTCTGCGGAGCGGACGGCGGCGGCCTCGGGGGCGGCGGCCGGAATGACGGCGTTGTTATCGGACATAATTATTGATTCTTTTGAGTTGTTAGCGGGATGGATCTCACTCCGGCCGACTCCCACGGAGTTGTCGGCGGGGATGCTCACCAGGCTGATTTCGTAGGGCTCCCAATCGGTCACCCGGACGACTTCCACGCCGCCGGATTTGCTATCGGTTTCCTTCTGATGGATGAGGTAGCCGACCGAAACCAACCGGCGGATACCGTCCATGACGTCCTGGAAGATTTCCTCGCCGGCACCGCTCTTGGAGAAGCGGACGACCGCCCGGCCCTTGCGGGTCTTGGCGTCGATGGTGGCGGTCTCCACGACGCCGATCTGGTCGGCGGTGTCGTGGTTGAGGAGCAGCGGCGCGCCGCTGTTGAGCCGGTCTAGCCGGACGGATGCGGGGCTGTGGTCGAGCACCTCGCTGCCGAAGTAGCGCTCGACGGGCGTCTCGCTGGAAAAGGACAGCTCGACGGTGCGGGCGTCTTTGTTAGCCGCTGCGCGGTCGAGCTCGAAGGAACGGTAGAAAACACCGTCCCCCTGAAGGGCGGCTTTTCTGGCGATGAGTGGCGGCGTCACGCATCACTCGCCGGTGTCAATCGTCATGACTGGGGCGGCTGGCTTGGGCGGGTCCACCAGCTCTGGCAGGTTGATGCCCATCTCCAGCGCGAGGTCCTGGTCGGCCTTGATCGAGCGGAAGGTGTCGTAAACGTCGCCGCCGTTTTCGCTGATGATTTGGCGCAGCGATTTCTGGCCGGAGCGCACCGCGAGGATGGCGGCGTCCATGTCTTTCTTGGGATCCACCCACGCCCAGCGGCGGCCTTGGAACTCGGGCACGTCGAATTTCCAGATCTTCTCAGCGGGCAGGCCGAGGCGGCCCATCTGGAGCTCGGTCGTCAGCCAGTCGGTGAACAGCGGCTCACAGAAATGCTCGATGAGAAACCGTTGGAGACCTTTCCAGACCTCGCGTTCTTCGAGCAGGCCGGCGCGGATAGATGAATAATTCACGCCCTCCAGATCACTGGAGAGGGTGTTGTAAGAAATGCCCAGCGAGGTGGCCACGCCGCGCAGCATCGACTTCACAAAATCGCCGTAGCCCGCATTCGGGTGGTCGGAATCCCACGCCTTGAAATCCATGCCGGCGGGCAGCTCCTCGATGGTGCCGGGGCTCGCGTCCATGGACAGGTTGCCCTCGGCATCCACCTCGCCGGACCAGCCGTCCGGGGTGGAGCGGGTGAAGAATCCCATCTTGGCCGCGCCGGTTCTAGCGGCGACGAGCTCGGCCTCGGCGTAGCCGTCGAGCATCTTGAGCGCCTTCATCGAGGCGACCAGCCAGGGCAGGCCGCGCGTCTGGTCGATGCGGTCGGAGCGGTGGAGGTGGAAGATTTCCCCGGCGGGCACCCGGATGTGTTTGCGGGCGGGGCTCTGGAAATCCATGTCGCCGGGGTGGCGGCCTAGCAGCCAGTAAGCGGTGACGGTGCGGGCCGAGTCCATCTCCACGCCGTAGCGGATCTGGTTGCCGTTTCCGGCAGTCTGATGGAGGTCGTTGTCGAGCATGTCCGCCTCGATCAACTGGAGCTTGATCCCTTGGCGGGTGACGACCTTGCGGATGAGGCACTCGCCATCACGGGCGATGGTGCGGAGAATGAGCTTCTGGACGTCGATCCACGAGTGTTTGCCGCAGACGGTGCAGGAACCTTTGCGGCCCCACTGCCACCAGGCGGTCTCGATCTTGTCGTTAGCGATCTCGTCGAGCTTGCCGGTGGGGTCTTTGATGCGGAGCTGGAGCGCGATGCCTGCCTCGCCGATGACGTTGTTCTCGAGCGTGCGCAGGAATCCGCGCACCCATTCGTTGTTGCGCTCGAGGTCACGCGAGCGGGAACGCAGCGGGCCGAGGCTGTTGCGCATGGCGGCGTCCGCCGACAGCGGCGAGATGGCCCAGTCCAGCGTCAGACGCGAAGATCCAGCGGCTGCGAATGAGCGCGACGCCTTGGCGGCCGGCTTGGCGAAGATGGAGCGGATGGAGTTCAGCATGATGGAAAACCGATTTTGATAGTGCGGCGGCGGGTGCCACCGGCGATGCAGCTTTCCAGCGCGTGCTCTTCCTGGCGGAATTCATCGCGGAGCTTCTTGAGCTTGCCGATGTCGGCGAGGGAGTAGTTCTGGTCGCCGAAGCTGACGGACTGATTGGTCTTGCCTGCCAGCTTGAGGATCGACGCCGTGAGTGCGGCGATGATGGCTTGGGTCTGGGCGAGGCGTTCTTCGTTCGTCACGCCGTCCGGCGGTTGTCAAAAAACCGGGCACAAAAAAGCCCGCCAGGATTTCTCCGGGCGGGCGGGCGTAAATATCTCAAGGGGTCACCACTGGTTGACCCACCCCCCCGATTTCCTCAGCGGGCGCTTCTTCTTCTCGGTGGCGGCGGCGGCGTCTGCTGTTTTCTCCTCGGCCGGCGCGTATGACTGCGCGAGCTTCTGCCAGTTGATGTTGAGGAGTTGTAGCGCCGCCATGGCGTAAACCCGGCAGTCGAGCGCTTCGTTGCGCGCCTTGCTCGGGTTCTCGAATTTCGAGAACGGCACGCCGTCCTTGTAGCGGGTGACCTTGGTCTCGCTCGTCAACTGGCGGAACCAAGTCTCGTCGCGGTCCGAGGGGAAGTGCATGTAGCCGGGGCCGAGGTCGGCGCTCTGGATCCGCGAGTAAATGAGGTCCTTGGCGGTGTCCGTGCCGATGGAAAAGAGCGCGGCGCGGACGGTGCCCTGCCGGGTGGGGCGGGAGATAAGCGGCACCGCGGGACCACCGCGGCCCTTGCAGGCGTAAACCTTGAGCCGCTCGCGCTTCTTGGTGAATTGATAGACCGCCTTGGCCTTGTGGCCGGAGTCCATGAAGGCGCACATCACCCGCATCTCGATCCCGCAGGGGTGGATGAATTTCCGTTGGAGTTGGTCATCGACGGCAGCCTGCACTTCCGGCCGGTTGAAATCTCCCATGACCACGACGTAATCCACCGACCAGCTTTCCTCGTCGGCACCCCACGCCACGAACTCCAGCTCGACGCGGTCGCCCTGGACGTCCGCCCCCACGGTGACGACGTAGCCGCCGGCCGGGAACTCCCCCCAGTTTTCCCGCCGCTGCATCAGCGGCTCCCACGCCACCGACTCGCCCTCCTCCTCCCAGGTCTCTGCCAGAAACGTGTTCACCCAAGTCCGCAGCACTTCCTTGCCCTTGCGCTTGGCGGATAGATGGTCGGCCGCCATCTGGTGCAGCCGGTTGGCGAAGCCGCGCTTGTGCCGGAACAGCGAGGCCAGCCCGTTGAGGTGGAAACCGCGCAGCGTGCGCTCGGGGAACTCGGCCCGCCACTCGCCCTTGCGGACCATCGTCCGCCGGTCCTCGTCATCGAGCTCCTCCTCGCAACGGTCGCACAGGTAGTGCGCGTCGCTGCCGTCGCCTTCTTTGTCGTAACGGACCTGCGCCCATTTCAACGTCTGAAACTCGCCGCAGCTCGGGCACGGGCACCAGAGCCGCCGCTGGTCGCTCTCCTCGAAGCGCGCCTCGATCCGCGACAGTCCCTTGACGGTCGGGGTGGAGGTCTCGAAAATAACAGGATTCCAGAACGTCTCGGTGCGCCGGATGGCCAGCGACGCGGGGTCGCCCTCGCTGCCAGCCGATGCCGGGAAGCGGTCTTCCTCGTCAAGCAGCACGACGCGCCGCGGGCGGGACGCGAGACCGGAGGGCGCGTTGGCTCCGGCCATGGCGATGTTGCCACCGGGAAATGTCTTGTGCAGCAGGGTGTTGCCAGAGTCCCGGCTGCGGGCGTCGGCGACTCGGCCATGCAGCGCTGGCGTGTCGCGGATCATCGGTGCCAGCCGCTCCTTGCTCCAACTTTCCGCCAGGTCGATGGTCGGCTGCACCATCAGGATGGGCGCGGGCTCGATGTCGATGAAGTAGCCGACGACGTTGTTGAGCACCTCGGTCTTGCCGAGTTGGCTGGCCACCATCAGGATGGTGCCGGAGGAGGTCGGGTCATTCACCGAGTCCATCCACGCGACGGCGTAGGGCGTCATGTCGGAGGAATACTTGCCGGGGTTCGACGACGACTCCTGCGAAAGATAGCGGAACTTGTTCGCCCACTCGGAAACTGTCATCCGCGCCGGCGCCCGGAAGATGCCGAACAGGTGCTCGGCGATGTCTGCCAGGGCGACGTTCATCCCTCGCGGCTCCAGTCGAGTTTACCGAGGTCGAGCAGCTCCTTGAGGCAGCGGTCCTTTTCCTCGTCAGTGAGCGGCATGTTGAGTAGCCGGTTGCGGATCGCCACCATGATCTTCTCGCCGAGCTTCTTCACGCTGGCAATCTCGACGAGCTCGCCGCGGCTGCGGGCATTGGCCAGCGCCAGCTTGTCCGCCTCCTCGCGGGTCTTGCGGAGTTTCTCCGCCTCGATGTCGCCGCCCAGAATCGCGCGGACCAGATCCCGGATCGCGTAGAGCGCCGCCGCCTGCGCCACCGTCTTGCCGACCGGCTGGATTTTCATCTCCTCGATCCGCGCCCCGATGGTGTGCCGGTCGAATCCCGCAAGCTGCGCGAAGCGGGCCACCGTGTAGCCCTCCGGCTCGATGGCGGGCTTCGGACCGGGCTTCGCTCTCTTTGTCTCTGGCATTGGTTTCGCGCTCACGATAGGTGTGTCAGCGTCAAAACCCCTGTCGCTAGCGTTTTGCCGTGCGACAGTTGACTCCTTGAAGCCTCGGCTGGCAAGGACCCGTGACGATCGAGGGGCTCAGCCGTGATTCCACCAACCGCCGATGCGGGCCACGAAGTAGGCGGCGAGACCGAGGATGAGGAGGATGAAGCCAGGAACGACGGAGCTTCCGATGATGGCACCAATGATGAGCCAGCCAAAGCCGATCAGGATGGAGATGACGCCCGATGCCATGATGGCCTTCCAGCGTTTGGATGTTTGTTGGATTGTTTGGATCTTGGGAGGCATAAGCATCGGATTTAGCATGGATGTCTCGAGAGATCAAGCCTCCGGTCAGCACCGGGGGGGTGTTTTGATTTACGGGGTCTTACGGGGTCTGTTTTGGTATGTCTTACTTCTGCATTCCTGGTTGGGTTCCTCTTATATATCAATTTACTCCTTAAAAGGTAGACATTTGACCCCGTAAGACCCCGTAAATTGAATTATTCACGGGGTATACGGGGTTATGTTTGAGGTTTTTAAGGACTGATGAGGTAACGATTGATCTTCCGGTCTGAATCGTATTTCCCCGCTGAAACCATCTTCCCACCCTTCTTTGCCAACCTCGCCAGCGCACTCCCGCACGCCCCGTGCCAGTTAAACATCTGCTTCGCCTGGTCGCGCACTGGGCTGCCGTTGTCGGTCAGGCGGCTCTCGATCTCCATCGCGGTCAACTCCCGCGGCAGGTCGTGCCAGATCCCCATGTGGGTGATCGCCGTCTCGATGAGTTGCTCGATCCGCCGCGACGGGCTGTGCGCGTCCACCGAGTCCACCA